TGAAGTATTTGTTGATGTCTGTTTAACAGGTGTGCTGGTAGTAGAGCCAGTTGTTACTGGTGTTCCAGATCCAGACAAAACAGGATTACCAGAGCCATCTCTTAAAACATTTTCAAATACTCTACTTTGGCTAACTGCGTTTAAGTTAGTTGGTGGATCTTCAAACTTAAGAATATTCTCACCATAGTTTACAACTGCATTACTAATTGTAATTTGTGTACCACTATTAATAGAAACAATAAATGTTTCTGCTGGAATGCCAAATGCCAATACTTTCATATTGGCTTTTAATACTGATGTTAAATTAGTCGAACCATTTTCTGGATCGTATAATGTTAATACCTTTCCATTGGTTGGACCAGGAACTGTTCTTAATTCAATATTTTCTGTTTTAGTAGAACCAGCAATTGGACCACTATCATCAGCATCGACTGGTGCTGGCGCATTAGGAATACCACCAACAGTACCAATTATAATAGGTTGTTGTTGACTTTCATCAGCAAAAATAATAATTACAGATGTTCCTTCTACTGGACCAATCGGAGATTGTCCAATACCATTCATTGCAGCTGATGTGACGGGCTGAACTGGAACTGCCCATGGAAGATCCGCTGTAGGAAGTTGTGACTTATCATGAGTGTGTAATCCCACCACACGAACTTGGCAACGACCAAGTCTTAATGGGTCACTTCTATTTTCTACAACACCATAGTAAAAATTCATTATTTTGTCCTGTTCATATCCATCATAGATGATTCTTTAATAATTTCCATATAACACTCATGTTTTTCTCTATCAACATAATGATTGATAGCTGCAATAATGTAATTTCCAGAGAACATTTTATCAGTGGTATCACCATCTTTCTTTGATAGTGGTTCTATTCTTTTAAGATCTAGTTTAATCTTTTGTCCAACAGTATAATCGCATCTTCCTGGAACTGTAATATTAATTTTATTTGCTTCTGCTAGTTTTAGTAGCGAAATTCTTTCTTGATTTGATTTAGCATTAGTCACATCACCAAATCCATTAAAGTTTCCAAAGTTTTTTGGATAGTTAATAATTCTTGATGCTGCTCTAAAAATTGAACGATCTGAATTAATAGGATATTTGTTTAGATGTTTCTGTTGTTCAAATCGCTGAAACATATTATAGTTTTTGGCACTATATGTTTTCTTTGTTACATCATAAGATACTTGTCTTGATGAAAGCATTCCTGAACGAATACGATCCATATAATCAAATGCTGTTGGTATGCTAATCTCAAGAATACGCTTAAAATCTTTTTCTGGATTTCTTACACTACCACCACCTGGACGATCGTCACGAGTATATTTGTCATAAACAAAATCTTGAAATACAGCATTTGTATAAAGTCGTTCTAAACTAATAAAATAAAATCCATCACGATTTTCAAAGAACACATAGCTCGGTGATCTATTAGTATTAATAGCAGTATCTGCAAGATACATAATGTTTTCGATCGGTGTCCAATAATTAGAAATATATTTTGTATTATTTAATGTCTCTTCAATAAAAACTTTCTTATCAGATTCTAAACCAAATGTTTTATCTTTGATAAATGGTTCAATCATTTTAGAAATTTTATCGCCAAACACACGACTAGTTTTTTTGTTTAAATCTACAACAGCTTCTACAGAAATAAAATGTAATTGATAAACAACTGATTTGTCTCCAGACATTTCTCTGTTAGTCATTTTATAAATGTAATATTTACCTTTGATATTATTCTTATCAAGAGTGGGAGTACTAATTTCTAACTCAAGATATTCTTCACCAATAAATGGGAATAGATTAACTAAATCTAAAGAGTCTTTTAAAATTAAACTGCCAGTAATAAATGGTGCGAAAAGATCTTCATAAAATTGAACATTAATTACTTGTGCACCAACATCTTGATAAAAACCCTTTGCAGTAATTATCTTAACTTTATCGATGGTGACATCACCAGCAAATCTCAATACTTGACTAGATTTCATTACAATAGATCTTTATAATCTGTGAGAATTTTATTAATAATTTGAGGAGAGATAATTTTTATTCTTCGTTTTTCTTCATTTTGATCTCTAAACCATTGTATGTTTGTAACATCAACTGCGCCTACTACATCTGAATTAACATTATATCCTGCAGCATTTACATAGTGGTGACTATAATTTTCACGACCAGAAGTTTTAACTGTTACTGTTCCACCAGCAGTACCAGTTGGAGCCGACGCTGCAGTAAATGTAAAAGTATTCGCTGTTACTGATGTTACGGTATATGTTCCATTTGGAGCATTTGTAGTAGCAGTAGCACCTGATAAAGTAACTGTTGTAGTCGGTGAAGATAGTAATCCGTGGATGGCTTTAGTTACTGTAACTGTTGTGCCACTATATGACCAACTTGTTGCAGTGAACGATGGATTATACACTGCCTTTGCTGCTTCAACTAATTCTGGTTCTGGTAAAGGAAAGTCTGTTAGATAATCATATCGCTGATTTGCCAACATAATAATCCAGTGATACTCTGGATTACCATAAATCTTTTCTGCGATAATCTCTGGAGTCTCTCCATCTACAATATCGTACTCATCATACACAGCAATATTGTCTAAAACCTCTTTACGAAAACGAACATTTCGTGTGATGTCTCTTACAATTGAAGTTTTTGTTTCGTATGCTCCATAACGAAAGTCGTATAAAAATTCTGGAAATTCTTTGAAGTACATTACATACCATCCTTAACTTTATCTTTGGTAAGAAGAGCAAGTTCTCTAAAGTTCATTGTTACATTAATCTGTGTAGGCATACCATTATCATATGTAGTAAAGTTACCATTTGGAGTATAGTTGATACTCATTTCTGTTAATACACAAGATGTATGACGATGTAAATTTCTATTTTCTAATCCACTTTGATAGTAAAAAATATCAAATTCAGAAGGGTAAATATAAACAAAATTATTTGCGTCTTTAAACTCTGGGTGCATATGATATTTAAACTCGTAAATAATACGCATCACATTTTCTGCTTCAGCTGCACTTCTTGGGAAGAACTGATAATCAAACTGAAATGTTCTAAAATCTACACCTTTAAATACTTGTTCTTTCTTTGGATTTGCTGCTAATCCAGTTGCAGCTGATAGTGCTGCAGCACCTGGACCTTTTGCTAACATAAGATTTGTTACTGCAGCTTGTGCTGGTTCAGCAAGATCTTTAGCCTTACCACCACCAGCAGTGGCTTTTAAAATTTCTTCAATACCAGTAGATGCCATTGCCATCGCCAATGTGTCTTCTTCTGAATACTGCATACCATAACGAATTTGTAATTGATTTGGTTTTAATCGTTTTTGAGCACGATTTGCAGATGCAGCATAATTAGCAGTGGCTCCAGCACCGACAGTGGCTAATGCTGCAGCACTAGCAGAAGCACCACCAATACCCAATGCTTGTCCTAATAATGCACCGCCTGCATTAAGGGTAGCACTTGCCGCAAATAATTTGGTTCTATCTAAATTTTGTGCGACAAAATCTCCACGATCTCTTGGTGGTATTTCTTTAACAAATTGATCGTCTTTAAGTTCTTTTGCTAACTTAGAATCTACAGCAATATTAATATAAAACACAACATAGTTACCACCATAACGATTATCGGAAGCCATTAAATCGTCTGGGTATGAGTGGCTTTTTACTTCATATTTGCTTAATTCACCATTCTTTTCAAACTCTCGTGGACCACCTCGTTTGGTGTAGAGATTTGTTGTTGCTGAATCGATAGCATTGTCGATTCTGCGGATATCTGCTTGACTAGCCATTTTTTGCCTTTTGACCTAAATAAACGGAGTTTATCCTAATTACTTATTTATGTTCCATAAGAGAAAGTACACTCCAATATTCCCAGAAAAGTACACTGGTGATCCAACTAATATTATAATGAGAAGTTCATGGGAAACCATGTTTGCATCTTGGTGTGATAAAAATCCCAGTGTAGTTAAATGGTCTTCGGAAGAAACGATTATCCCATATCGTTGTCCTACGGATAATCACATTCATCGTTATTTTGTAGACTTTAAAATAACAGTAAATACAGGAAAAACATATCTGGTTGAAGTTAAACCCTATAAACAAACTCAGCTACCAGAATATCCTGGAAAACGAACACAAAGATACCTAATGGAGTCTTTAACATTTATGAAAAACCAAGCAAAATGGGAAGCTGCAACTAATTACGCTAAAGATCGTGGTTGGGAGTTTAAGATTATAACTGAACACGAGTTAGGTCTGACACCTAAATAATCTTATGGCTAAAAAATCAACCTTACTCGATGTATTTGAAAAGAATCAATACGACCTAAAAACAGCAGTTAAAAAGAGTCGTGCTTGGTTCGAACAACAAGTCTTAATAATGACTAGGCAACAACTCACTCCGCAAAGAGTGTTAAATGGTAATCCTGATCAGTTGGTCACTAAGATAATGCCTGGACATTTATACATGTTTGTATATGATCCAAAGACTAAAGCAGAACTACCGTATTATGATAGATTCCCTTTAGTGTTTCCTTTCCGTAAAACTCCAGATGGGTTTATCGGTTTGAATATGCACTATTTACCTTATCCATTAAGAATCAACCTATTGGACAATCTATTGACCTATGCGAGTAATCAAAGATTTGATGAAACTACCAGATTAAAGTATTCATGGGCACTAATTGATGGCATGTCTAAGTATGCAGCTGCAAAACCCTGCGTAAAACAGTATTTGGTTGGACATGTAAGAACTCAATTCCGACAAGTAGAATCTAGTAATTGGGCAACTGCTATGTTGTTACCTGTTGAAAGATTTGTCGGTGCATCTAAACAAGAAATCTGGGCAGACTCCAGAAAAATAATTAGGAAGAATTAAAATGGCACTTAATTTACCATTTTTAACAAAAGACACCCCTAGAGGTGACGCTAAACCTAGAAGCATAAATGATTTTATCTCTCAGGTTAAATCTGGAGCAATGGCGAGACAAAATCGTTTCGTTGTTTTGTTTACTCCACCATCTGGCGTAAATCCACAAGCATTACAGAAAGTTCTTTTGTTTTGTGACACAGTGCAACTTCCTGGAATAAATTTCTCTACAATTCAAAACAGAACATATGGTGAATTCCGTGAAGTTCCATATGAGAAATTATATGACAATGTAAACATGACTTTCTATGTTGACAACGATTTAAAGGTTAAAGATTTATTCGATCGTTGGATTGATCAAATTCAAAATCCAACTACAAGAAATTTTAATTACTACAATAACTACATTAGTAATATGGTTATTGAAGTTCAAGACATCAACGACAATACTCGTTATGAAATGACTCTATGGGAATGCTATCCAAAGAACATTGGTTCAATTACTCTAGATCAAGCATCAAAAGAGATTATGAAACTTCCAGTTACCATTCAATACAAATATTGGACAGCAACTGCAGTAACTCCATTAAAAGATGGCGAGAAAGTTCCAACAAGTTGGTTTGATAAACTAACAAAGAACTTTACTGGATTCCAAGAAACATTAAACAAAACTATCGGTACTCAAGCAGGTAATTTCCTAACAGGTTCTGCTCTTACATATGGTGTAACTAAACTTCCTGGATTAT